ATCTGCTTCTCATAGCAAATATCAAGCCTGTAGGACCTGACATTGGTTGAACGCCTGCAATATCGTAAGCGATAAGGTTAGGCATTGATCTTCTTACTAAGCTAATTAAAATAGGATTCCAGTTTTGTATTGAAGAACCAGTTGCATTAGTAGGTGCAGCTTCTGATAAGAAAGCAGCATCTTCTCTTAACGCTTTTTCTTGGTTCTCTAATACCATTGAAGTAACGGCTCTTTTATAAGCACCCTCGATCTTTGGAAGATCAGGATGTTCTAAAACGGGCTGCCACTTTTGTTGTATTGATTCAGATAAAAACATTTTTCTATCTCTCCTTCTTTAGTTAGTTAACTAACCCTTACTTTAAGTAAGGATTTTTCTTTGTTTTACTAATTGCAGCAGTATATGCAGCCATTGATTCAGACAAGTCTAAACCAGCATTGTTTTCTGCTACTTCATTAGATTCGTTATCACTCGCTTTTGCTTTAGGGAAGTAAGAATTTTTTAATGTTTCTACACTTTTTCTAAAACTGTCAGCGTCTTTATATTCAATACTCTCTGCTAAACCTTTAAGTTTCTCAACTTCAGTTGCAACAAGATCAGATGATACATCATTTATAACTTCTTCTCTTGTAGATTCTGCAAGTTTTGAATTTAACTCAACGTTCTTTTCGATAGATTTGTTAACTTCTTCTTTTAACTTTTCTATCTCAGCAGCTTGATTCTCAATCACATCATACTTCTCTTGTGGAACATTGATGTAGTGAGACTCAAATAAAGATTTAAGACCACCGATAAAATCTTCAGTAATCTCATTTCTTAAGCCTTTTTCTATTGCCAATTCGTTTTCTTTCATCCACTCCTCGACAACATAGTTTAGATAAGCGTCAACCTTGTCAACGATTTCTTCTTTAACTTCAGAAACTTTTTCGTCAACTTTAGTTTCGTATTCGCTTTCTAATTTTTCTATTTCTTCAACAAGTTTTGCTTTAACAGCAGACTCGAAAATTGTAGCAGCTTTTGCTTTGAATTCCTCAGAAAGGTCTTCACCGTCAGTTAGAGCATTTACATCTTCTTTCATGTCCATGTCTTTAACTTTATCTTTAGCTGTTTCTTTTTTCATTTCTTTTTCTTTATCTTCAGATTCAGAAACTTCTTTTTCTTTCTTGTCTTCCTTGTCTTCCGCTTCAGACATTTCTTTTTCGTCTTTTTTCTTATCTTCTTTGTCTTCAGCTTCTTTCATATCTTTTTTCTTATCGTCTTCTTTTTCTTCAGACTTTTCATCTTCTTTATCATTCTTTTTGTCCAAGTACTTTTTAAGACCAGCAGGCATTTCGCCTTCTTTCACATCTTTTTTCTCATCATCTTTTTTGTCAGCGTGTTCTGCTTCTTTCATGTCTTCTTTTTCTTTTTCGTCTTTTTTCTCATCAGCTTCGTAAGCAGCCTGAATATCTTTTTTAGGCTCTTTCTCAGCAGAGAGAGTAGGCATTGCGTCAGCTGGACCTGCACTTTTTTGTTGTGGGTCACCAGTAATGTGATTAACCCCTTGTGCGAAATCTACTTTTGCGTCAGTCGGTGAAGTGATTGCTTTAGTCATCACTTGTTGTACAGTTGCCTGTAACGACTTTGCTGGTTCAGCTGGAGCGGCGTTTTTAGTTGGCAAATTTGCCACAGTATTGTCAGCCATTGTTCTATCTCCTCAATAGTTTTTTAGTTGTTATTATTGCAATAAATACACCAACCCATTAGGAAAGTGTCAATTACTATTTATAAAATTACAGTTTTTTAAGAAAAGATTCAAATACTTGAGCATTTTTCTCTGCTCTAGCAATTCTCTCTTTACTCTCTACCTGTAACTTTAATCTGTTTATCTCTTGCTCTTTCAAAATCCCATTATCCCAAACCCATTCTTTTCCTTCCATAATACCTTCTACGAAAGCATCAGGAGCTGATGGATCTGCAACTATATCAGCTGCGGTTGCAAGATAAAAATCGTCTTTGACTACATTGGCACCACCTACATTTGTAAGTGTACCCATTCCTCTACTTGAAACTCCAAGTCTTGCACCCTCATCAATTAAACTTTTCACTATTTTTCCATATGGGGTATCGAGTACTCGTGCTTCACCTATAAAATTACTGCCTTCTGGATATAGAGCATTAATCATGTGCGAAACTCTTTCTAGGTTAACGGTTGGCCCGTCTGGATGACCTAGTTCACCAAATGCTCTTTTCTTTTCTATGAACTCTCTATTATATCTTAACACTTCTTTTTGAAGTATCTCTTTAGGATAGAGTCTTCCATTTCTATTTTTAACGTCAGATTGCATGAATATACCTTTAATGGAATAGTTTTTCTTTCCATTACTAGTTTCTTCAACAATATATTCTGCGTTTGATATTTCTTCGGTAATTAACTTCATTTGTATCTATCTCTAATTTCTCTCTAATATTTATACAAATTGCTATCTGAAAACCACTAAAATTGTGTAATTATCGCCATTTGCAAAATTCTTTGTAGATAATAAAACATCACCTGTAGGTGTTGTTGCATTGTTTAGAATCTCATTTCCATCTGCTCTTAGGTCCCAAAAACCTTGACCTGATAAAGAAACTGCGGTAGCGTTTGTTGCACCTTCCCAAATTATCTCTACAGCTGACTTTGCATTTGCTGTATTTACTGACCAAAATATTTTAGATATTTTTCTATTTCCATCAGTAGTCATAAAGGTTGTATTTGAAGCGTCTATTTTTTTAACTAAATTCTCTCCTGTACCATCAGAATAGTTAGTCATTTTAACAGCGTATTTTACGCCTGTTGTATCTGTCAATACTTGTGTTGATACTGTATCAGCCATATTTAATCCTTATTGTGCGTCATAGTAAGTTTTTGATAACTCACCACGTTCAGTTGTTTCTCCTGTTTTTCTACATCTAATATAAATTTCTTGTACATTCCCATCTGCAAAAGTAAATGTTCTTATACCACCTGAAATAGTTGCATTTGCACCGTCAGCAGAGTCTGGATATGTATCGCTGATTGTAGCAGTATTTTCAAACTCCCAAATATTATTTGATCCTGGAACAGTTACCCAAGCCATATTACTTCCTTAAAATTGTTAATGTTTCTTTATCAAAGTAATTCATTAAATCTTGTTTGCTTACACCATGTTGTTTTGCAGCTGTGTTTACATTTTTTTCAAAGTTTGCAATTACATCAGCGTCTTTGTCTGCAGCTCTAAAAACCATATCTACAGCACGTTTCATTTTAGGTGTAAGTTTATTGTATTGTCGAGTACGTTTGTAATCGTTTGCTTCAGTAATATTATCTGATATAAATTTACTGAGCCACTTCATCACTTGCTACCTCTGGTGCAGGAGTTTCAGCTTCAACGTCATTACCAGAAAAAGGATTAGCTTCTGGTGCATCAGCACCAACTTGTCCTGTAAACATTGATCTCGCCACATCAGTTTTAGCATCATCTAATCCAGAACTAACTTTATCAGCAAGAGCATTTTTTAAATCTTGTCCTGCTTGAGCGCTATCGCCTGTCTGTAATGAATTAACAAATTTATTAATATTTTCTTTACTCATTATTTATCTCCTAATGTTGATTTTTCTTTTTCACTACCATTCGTTTCTTGGTTAGGCGTAATGGTTGGTGTTTCTTCGGGCTGAGCTTCAGCACCTTCTTCTTCAATTTGTTTGTCGATTTCTTCTTGTTCTTGTTCATTTTGTTTTAATATTTTGGTTCTTATATATTCGTTAGAGAAATATTTACCAACATACCCTTCTAGTTGTTGAGCCAATTGTACTCTTTCTCTCATCATTTCGCTGTGTTTTAACTCAGCAAAGTATCCATCTTGTAAGAAAGTATATGTAATATCTCCCATCATCATATCCCATTCTTCAGGCGCAATGATACCTTTTAAAATTAATTGAGTTTTTAAAAGATCATGGAATAACATACAGAATTTCTTTCTTAAACGACCTACAAATTTAGTAAACTTAACTTCATCTCTACTAATTTCTGCAGCTCGACCAAGATTAAAACCTTGACCACCTTCTAATCTACTAATAGGTATATTAAGAGAACGATATAGTTTCTTTTGGAAGTATTCTATATCCTGTATCTCACCTAAGTTTTGACCACCAGGTAATGTAGTAATTTCAGTTCCTCTCCCACCTTCTCTACGAGGTAACCAAAAGTCTTCTAACATACTCATTTGATTTCTATCATCTTTAATTTCACCTGTACTTGCGTCATACACAAGTTTGTTTCTATATCTGGCCATAACATCTCTTAAATATTGTTCGGCCTTGATTTTAGGTAAGTTACCCACATCAATATAGAATATTCTTCTTTCAGGTGCACGAGCAATTCTGTAGATAACAACAGCATCTTCAATCATTCTTAATTGATTGACCGGTTTAATTGCTTTGTGTAAATATGATAGTACTTGATTTTGTGTTTGATCTATCAGACCTGATG